TGACTTTTTAAATTCTTCTTTTATACGCTTTTTAATAGATACAGATACATTATCAAGATTATCTATGTTAATATCTACTACCGGTTGAGTAGGATCACTAATAATTGTTTCATTGATAATATAATCAATAGCATGTTCAACTTCAGGTTGAAGTGCCATTTTTCTATATCGTGTGACTAGCTCTGCTTCATTTTTAGCAGTGCCTTCAAGATCCACATAGGTACCGTACATCCCTCCGGATGTAGTGACGTTGACTGCTCCGTCGTCGTACTGTGGAGTTACAAAGGATTGAGCTTTAGACTCATTTGGTGAGTCCTTTCTCTTTATTTCGAAACCGAATAATTCAGCCATTTAGATTCTCCATTATATAATATAAAGAGGGACGGACAGTAAGTCCGCCCTCGTTCAAGTATTTATTAGCCCGTGCCAGCGTCGCCAGTAAGACCACTAACTGTCCAGTAATCGTATTGGAATGAAACTTGGAATTCTGATATTTCATCCACTGATTCCCAGGTAAGTGGTATTTCAGTAATAGCTGTTGGGAATATACCAACAAACTTATACTCTCTGATGGCTACACCTGTCTTAGAGAACTGAGTTACAGTTGCATCAGTTTTATATTCTGATGGGCTTGCTTCTCCAAACTCTCTTAAGTTGCCAACATGGCTGTTAATTGCATGAGACCACTCTTCCATAGCATTTCTGATTAGAAAATCTTCATCGTTGATTACTGTAACAGGCCATGGAGCAAATGTTCTGTTACCTGCAACTTTAAATTTTCTACCAAAATACGGAACCTCAACAAGACCCAGATCAGAAGCTGGTATATGTGAGGCTTTAACCATGAAAGGAGTTTTTAAATCTCCAGCTCCTTGTACAGGATTATTAATCCTAACTTGGAACAGAGAAGGACGTGCACCGCCTAATACAAGTTGCGATCTAATTTCATTTATATTAAATGCCATCTGTCTTTACTCCTTAAAATTTACCAACTACTTCTGAGAACTCTACCCCTGACCTTACGGCTACGAAGTTAAGCTGTATAAAGTTAATTGATTTAGCAGGCTTGACATAAATGTCACCTACAAATTCGTTTCTATCTATTACTTCTCCAGTGTTGTTTGAAGCGTCACAAACTACTCTAAAGTCGTATATACCTCTTCTGCCTTGTACATCTCTTAAGAATGGCTCTATAAGATTTACAAACTGTGCTCTTGTAAACTCATCGTTAAATTCAAACAATGAGAATTGAGCAGCATTAGCAATTGCTTTTTCTAGTACAATGAATAAACGTCTTACGTTAATTCTATCAAATGCACTAGGCTTAGCTAATAATGTTTTGTCTCCAAATAGAACTGTTCCTTGTCCAGGGAATGAAACAACTGGGTTAACACCTGCTTTATAAAGTTGATCTCTATAAGCAAGTCTTGGGTTAAATGCTAACTTAACAACATTTTTAACCTGACCTCTGTTGAAACCACCTGGTGAGAACCATGCATCTCTTTCACCGTCTGTTCTAGCACATAGACCAGCTATGTCTCCGTTTAATGGAATGTATCTATATACATCATTAAACTTATCGTATTGGTATTTATAACCACTATCTAGAATACCGTATGAAGAAGATCTTACTGAGTTTCTAAATGCAATAACGTTATCTGTTTGAGTTGATAAAGAAGTTACATTAACAACATCTGCTCTGTCCGGTGATCCAAACACAACGCAATCTTTTCTAGGTTCACAGATATTATCTATGATATAGTTAAGAAGGCCTTCTCCGTTTGATCCACCTACAGCTTTACCAGCTAATATCAATGAGATATCAATATCAGCAGAATCTGAGAATAAATCATATCCTACTGCTAAGTCACCAAGACTGATTGCTGATTCGGCATCGCCATCTACACCACCACTAAAGTCATATATTCTTGGTAATGCTGTTGATAGTGCTGCCATTGCAGAACCTAAACCAGATGTAAGCGGATTATTAACTACATAAACCCAGTTTGATAGATTATCAATTTTATCTTTCCAGTAAATTGATTCACCTGATTCGTTTTTAGCGTCTGTTGCTCTTGATAATGCAGGCCATGTTTCTAAAATAGTATTAGGAGTACCTGTAATGTCTCCATCTGCGTCTACTACTACTGCATGAACTTCATCACCAGCTCCGCCTTTACCTAATACATACTCAGATGTACCTGGGGCAGCGTCAAAGTTATCTACATATTTCCAGTATCTTTCTATAGTTACTGAATCAAAATTTGTAGATAATGTGTATCTGTTTTGTAATGTTACGTTTCTAACTGCTGTACTAATACTACTACCGTCTGTAGAGTATGAGTCGTCTGTGTTAGCTGCTACTGATTTAACTTCAAGTTTTTGCTCTCCGATAGAAGAGTTACCTACTTGAATTAAATCACCGACTTGAAAATCGGCTACTAAGGTATCAAGATAGTCTGTTAGATCTGCGTTAGCTACAGATGAAGATGATCCCACAACTGTTAATGTTGCTGTATTGCTACCTACTGTAAATGCTATTTTAGAAGATGTAGCGTTAATTTGTGATGAATTACCTGTTGATGAACTAGCAACTGTTACGTTACTTTGCCATGCAGCAGATGAATCACAAATTTCTACTTTTAAACCATCCCCTTTCACACCTGGGTATTTTGCAATAACTATATGATCAGCGTTAGCTGTATAACTACTTGCGTCAAAATCGACTTTGTTCTTAATTAGTACACCAGAAGTGTTACCACCACTTCCAGATACGATACCAGTAGCGTTTCTTGCAGCATCAGAAACTGTTCTGACAACATAAAGTTTGTTGCCATAATTTAAAAAGTTTGATGCGGTAAAAAATGTTTCGAAGTTACTTGATTTAGGTTCTCCAAATCGAGCTACTAAAGATGTTTCGCTATCAACGAGAACTCTTTGCTCAACAGGACCCCACTCAAATACACCAGCGATTGCACCTTCCGTTGTGGAAACTGCAGGCACTACCGTAGTTAAGTCAACTTCACTAACATTTACACCGGGACTGACTTGAAATGCCATCTTATGCTCCTATATTAAAAATTCAATAGTTTGAATATATTTATTAAAACTTAAGGTTAGAAAACTACCAGCTCCCTTCTTGTTGATAACCGTCTAGACCTGTCTCTAAACCGTCTTCTACAAACCCAAAAGGTAGCATATCTTCTTCAATCATCTTAGCGTGTTGATCTTGAGTATGTTTTCTAACATCCGTTTGTGTTAATTCTTTATAATAATCTTGTATGCTCAACCAACCAAACAATACTAAACACATAACTAAATCATCATGACAACCTCCTTCGGCTTCATACGATTCACCTTTTTGAGCAAAATGAGTTAATTCTTCTAATATTTTATAGTCTTGAATTAAAAGACTATCGTTTTCTATAAGCGTCTTTAGATTTAGGCATCCTGTTCTTTTGACTTGCTTTGTTGTTCTGACACCAAAATATTGACCGC